CCAGTCGGTCCCGTCGAGCCTGCACCGCCAGTGCCCGATCCACCACCGCCAGCTCCCGTAGGGCCTGTAGGACCAACCGATCCAGCCGATCCCGCTATTCCCGCAATACCCTGCGGCCCCGCCGGGCCCACTGGCCCTTGCGCTCCCACCGAACCTGTCGGACCTGATGAACCAGCAGAGCCTGCCGTACCAGCCGCACCTGACGGCCCGGTCGCGCCCGTGTTGACTGCAGATCCCGGCGTCCCGGTCGGGCCGGTCTGACCCACACGCCCCGTGGGCCCCGTGTCACCCGACGCACCAGTCGCGGACGCCACGCCAGGGATGCCCGCAGGACCCGTGTAGCCCGTCGGCCCGAGCCCGCTGGCGCCCGTAGCGCCCGTAGGCCCAAGCGTCCCGATGCCCACCGGGCCCGTAACGCCGATCGATCCAGTTGGGCCCGTGATTGCCAACCCGGTCGGCCCGAACGGACCCGTCGGTCCAGTGAACGCGCCAAGTCCGGTAGGCCCGGTAGCCGCCGCTCCGGTAGGACCCGTAGGACCGGTGCCGCCAGTCGGACCGCCGGCCGGACCCGTATGCCCACCCACGACCACAACGGGGCGTGTCGACACGATAGCCGGTTCATTTTTTATAACCGCCACCGTGTCACCTCGTCAGGGGTACGTAATTCCTTGTACGATTTTTACGGTTCCGTGCATGAACGGCCAACGGACCCCATAAGAATCAATCATCACGAGATCGTAGACGTAATTTCCAGGATCGAGACTAGCCTGGATGTCGGCAGCGGTTACGTTGAAGTGAATGACCCGCTGCACGACGTCGTCGGTGATTATGCGCCCGTTGGCGGTCGTGAGCGACAGCAACGGCGTCTTGTCGTAAGCGTTCAGTTGAACGTCCATCTCAAAACTGCAGCCGTTCAACGTCCACGTCAGATCATCCGGATCGTCGAACTGATAGGCGTCGCTCCAACTGCCGTTGTTGTCCACGACCATGGGCTCATACGCCGAAGTAACGCTATGCTTGTTCATGGCGCTATCTCAACGGCGTCGGCGTGGGATTGACGTTGTACGTGCTCATGCCGCGCTTCTGACCCGTCACCCGGAACTGCTGCGGATAAGCCCACGCCTGCGAGCCGACGGTATTCGCCCGCATCATCGCCACCCGAGCACGCGCGATCTTATCGCGGAACCTGGTCAGATGGAATTGCGCCAGCGTAGGATTGGAATAGCTCTGCCCCGGCTGCAGCATCATGTTGCCGAGAATGCCGCTGAGGATCGCCTGACCGTGCGCCGGCAGCACCCAATCCGGAATATGCGGCGGCACGCATTCCAGCGGATCGGTCACGTTCTTGACGACGATGGCCGTCATCGGCTGCGTGTTCGTATAGGGATAAAGAAAATGCACCGTCCCAATCACCGGCATGACCGCCGACTGCGGCACGTTGTTCTGATCCAGTACACCGTACAGCCGCAATATCCGGCCAGTCGACGGATGCAGCGGATAGTCCAGCAACTCCGGTATCACCGTTATGCCGATGTTCTCCTGCCAGCAATTCGAGTCATTGAAAAATTCATCCAGCACATCGAACAGCTGCGCCTGCATGGCAGCCTGCGAAGCCCCCATCAACGCAGTGTCCGCCTGTCCGAGAATTTTAACCCAGTAGCCCGCAAGGTTGGATTTGCTCATTGTCCTTGTTGTCCTCTGCCTGGCCCTGAACCACCGGCCACGCCAGGCAGCGCACGGCCGACCAGTCCGGCGCTGAACAGCGCGAAATACGAAGTCGCCCGGCTGTCCTGGACGTCCTCTTGATCGCGTTCCAGCGCGTGCGCGCACAGCCCGTGCAGGATCGCCAACCGGAACTGCGGCTCCATCTCGACATAGGTGTCATCCACCTCAGTGAACGCCTGCGTCTGCCCGCGCGTCCGCATGTTAAAGATGAACAGATCAGTGCGCAGCCGCCGCGCTTCCAGCAGAGTGACATTTAGAGACGTCAGCAAGGAAGCGTCGTCATACCGATAAGGCGGAACGACATCCTGCAACAGCGTGCGCGCGTCGGCAACGTAATCAGCGACAGTGGCAAGCGTCGGCTGATCGCGGTCGCTGAAATTGCCGAAATAGGACGGAGACGTGGTCATCGGGAGTAGCTCCCTTTAGGGCGCCCAGCCTGCTTCACAGAAGATCGTTCGAACCCACAATACCGGCACCCTTGCCCCCGGTACATAAGCCTCTGAACAGTAGGTTTCCCAATATAATCATGCTTAGAACAATAGATGGTAACCCGACCATCAACGGCACCAGGCTTACTTGGTGGTCCGATCTCCCTGCACTCCCAGCCTAATTCAGTTGTCTTAGCTTTAATCGCTTCCGGTGTGTTCTTACGACCGCGGCGATCCCATATTTGATTCGTAAGTTCACTTTGTCGCTCACCAGCACCCGGTCTGCTCCAGCGAGCAATGCGAGCAGCTTCGCCGTTATCGATACCTTTCTGTTTTAGCGAAACTCCAGCTCGCTTCTCGGGCGTCCAAGCAGCTATCATGGCAGCAACACGAGCAGCCTTCTTCTCAGGGTTCGCCCAGTTCAACTCATTTTGCTCGATAAGATGCTCGCGAAAATCCGGGTTGTTCGCAATCATACGTTTTAAATGACCGGAATGGGCCGCACGCTCTGCCTCCGTCATCCTCAAGCCCCTATTGGAATCCGCCCGCAAGCGCGAATTATACCGTGGCTTCAACTTGTCGATCCAAAACTGCTCCCGTTCCTCAAGCTGCTCTGGAAGACATTCTTCAAGGAGGCCGAATTCAAAGCCTTCACCACGATATTTCACAAATGCCTTTGACAGCCGACGCGAAGGGTGCCGATTGCTACGCAAATCACTCAAATGCTGGATACAGCGCTTCTCGGCTCGTATCGAGGAACCAACATACATTTTGCCGCTCTGGCTTTTGAGGAAGTAAATTCCACACGTCATATTCTGGCCTCCCGTTTGTGTGCAACAGCACTGGAAGGCCAGAAGATGTTACCTAATGTTCAAGCTGTCAAGATTGCTTCGCTAACAGCTTGATTATACCAGACTATCCGCCAGAGATGACCTGAGCTTGGCACAAGGCCGTGCCGTCGATCACTTGATAGCCGTACACCTGCACGTTGTGTTTCACAACCAGTACACCCTGATTGATCGGTCGGCTCTTTATCCGACCACCTGCAACTTTCGCTGCAGACCAGACTATATCTTCCTGCTTGCACAGGCTCCGCGCTCGTGGGCCTTTCATCCGGTCTGGATTACTCGACCTAGTCGTTGGACCTTCTCCCTGTTCCCAGGGAGCTTGGCTGCTGATTGCCCAATCCGAAGTGTTTTCAAACCGTCGCATCTACCGTTACCAGTTATGCTGTGGTCACTTCGGCTCTCAGGGGTTCCCAGACAAATTCACGGAGTTTAACGAGAGCTAATTTTAACCCTCTGAGGATCTGGCCGAAGGTCAGCTCACTCCTCAACGTTTCCAATTTTGAAATCTGGCTTGCGAACGTAATCCCGTGCGCATGCCCAGCGAAGATCGGAAACTCGCCCGCTGCGAAGTTGGTTGAATCGCTCGTGTTGGTCGGCAGCAGGTTCGAGATATACAACGTGAATCGATCAATCATTCCGAGCCGGCCATTGCGCAGCATGGAGACCGGATCGCCCGACAGATAGGCCTGGCGCAGTTCCGACTGCTTGATCTGCCGCCCGGCCCACGCCGGCATCACCACCCAGCGGCCAATCTCCGGGATGTTCTGCTCGTCGAGGCACTCCCCCATGCGCAGAAGCAGATCGATCAGATTGGATTGACCGGCCGTCGCACCCTGCCCAACCACCGTGATCGGCGTGCCCTTGATCCCGAGGTTGAGATTGGCGTACTTCCCGGCCGTCGCGCCGCGGTTGGTCGCCGCGCATTGCCCGACGATGCCGTCGAGCACTTCCGTGTCGACCGCGATTTTGAGCTGCTGAGCTGCCCAACGAACGTTTACGCGTTCGTTCCGACTATCGCTTCAACCACTGGAGCTATTATCTGCTTACGCCTGTATCCGCGCGTAGGCCGCTTGAGCCTATGATAGCGCTCAAGCTGCCAGCAATTCTTGCATAAGCCTTTAGCGTAAGGCTTACCGCCGCACTGACAGAGAACGCCTTCCGCGTGCCTATAGCGAGATTGCGGATCAGGCACGTCGCGCACCAACACAAGTTCAGCAGACACATCCACAGTAGCCGCTAGGTCATTTAGTCTGTGCGGGTGGGTCTTCATGGCCTTGAGCGTATCCTCGATCACCTCGCCATCGCGAAAATGTCCCATCTTCGCACAGCCAAGAATGAAGTACGCTTGTTCCCGTTTAACAGTCAGATGCTTCGCGATCGGATCAAAGAACTTGCGAACCATTGCTGCGTCCGCTCGAAGTTCCCATCGCCAGCAATTACCTGTCGCACCTCGCTGTCGAATGGCTCCGCCAAATGCCTTTTGCACCAGGACGAGCCCATCCTTTTCTAAACCATCGGAATCAATCGATAACTTGACGGTTGCTGTCCCACCATGCCGATTTGCATGAGCATAAACACAACCATCAGCATCGAAATATCCCGCCAGCCAGTTGCGAGACGGATAAACAGGAATGCTGTCCGTTCCAACCCGTTCGGTGAACCCAAGTTCACGCAGGATACGATTGGCACGAACACGCTTGGCCACAAGATACGGCTTCAGCCGGCACAGCAGATCAACCGCTTTCTGTCCGGTAAACCGCAAGCGAGAACCATGCGTAATGGTCCCGCGACGGCGCCCGGAACGGTTGTCCCGTGTTCCACCTGAAAACCGCTGAGTAAGGAGATCGATGACTCCGCTATTGGATTCCTTCTGATGGAAACCGAGTTCAAGCCGTTTTACAGGAACTGGGTTAGTGGTCAGCCCAACGAAGAGCGAACCATCTCCATCAAGAAAACCAGCAGCGTATTTGTCACTCAGGATCAACTTACTATCCCTTCCCTCTGGTTGCCTTTTACAAGGTTCCCAGTTTTTTAGACCTAGTTTACCGACGACACAACGTCTTTATCGTCGCTCCATATAGACAGGACATTCAGATCGCTCTGCACCTCCATCACGTCGTCGAGGATCAGAGAGAAGTAAAAGCCGTTGCCGATGTAGAGTTCGACTGAGCCTCCAGTTGGTCGATCAAGACCGAGCAAACCGTCGGCCTGATACTTGCGGATCGTGATCGTAGGCTTTGTGCGAATCTTGACCCTGTCGCCTTGGTTGGCGATTTCGCCTTCGTAGTCTGTGTTTGATATGGCCGACAAAACGGTCGACGCATAAAATTTCTCAACGAGTTTAGCACTCCAGATCTCGGGAATAAATCCGGTCGATTGGAGTAGGTTTCCGGTAGACCCTACGGGGGTCAGGGGCGGGACTGAGCCTGACGTTGCGCCAGGAAAACCCGCACTCGGGATAGGCATGAGGGTAGCTCCATCGCTTGGGAGCTACCGGTCCTCTTGGGATACGGGCGGCCCCCGGTTTATCGGTAGCGCCCCTCGCGCTGGGCTGCGAACATATCGGCCTCCAGCCGAGCCCACTCGGCTTCGCGACCGACATACGCACCTTTACGGTGCTGTTCGTACAGCTGCTTGACTTGGGCGCGTGTGTAGATGGGTTTGTCGGGCGGCACCGAGGCATCGCCTCCGGTTGCCGGCCTGGCCCTGCCAGGGGCTGCCAGGGAGCCTAGATCGACGGCCGGGGTTCGAGGAGGCGGGGCCTGCTGAACGGCGGGCGAAGGCTCGATGTGACCCGTGGCTTGCTCTTCCTGTAGAAAACCTCTGAAGAACGAGATGACTCTAGGGGCGTCGGCCGCTGAAATCGCTTCGTTCAACAATTGCTGTCTAACACGGCCCGAAAGCATGTCAAGCGAGAGCAGCCACCTGTGCCAGCGGGGATCGCGGTCGACGTCGCGGAAGTTCGGCACCGCGA